CAGCAGCCCAAACAGCAGACTCCCCAGCACGCCTATTGCCGCCCACTGAGACGGGGAAACCCTGTCCAGCAACTGCAGGAACCAGTAGCCCGTTCCCACCGCTGACGTGGTGTATGACACACCTGTTGTGATTTTTTCCATCTGGTACATACCCCGTCTCCCGTTATCCGGAAGCTGACAACAATAAAAAAAGCCACCAGTTAAGTACTGATGGCTCTGATAACTCATGCAGGCATCTCAGACGACCCACTGACACTACCGGTGAGTTTAACGATACCTTCCATTTGGCTGGCTCACTTTTTATGATGATGCCGGTGCATTTATCTCCAGCACCAGACTTTCTATCTCAACGCCATACGCTGCATTTTTGGTAATATCCGTCAGCGTCAGCGCATTCAGCCCCAGTGTCAGACTGTCTTTTATGACCTGGAATGCCGGGCCAGCCACTCCATTCAGTTTCGGAGTAACCGTGGCACTGCCGGCGGTGAACACCAGCTCCAGCGTCTGCCAGTCGTTACTGTAATTCCCGAACTCGCCCAACTTTGTGTTTCCTGCTTTCTTGTGATGCATCAGATTCAGTTTGCCGTCTGTGGTCTGGGTGAAGAACGACATCAGGAACGGGTTACCAGTCCCGGTCATCGCCACGACGTCAGGTAACGCTACATCGGTATACAGATAAATTCCCAGACCGAACTGGTTGTTGGTCAGTGCGCCTGACAGTCGAAACTTACAGCTCAGTCTGCCACCCCGTGTCAGCAGGGAGACTGCGTCATCCACCGGGCGCGTCAGGGACCAGGCTTTATTGCTCTGCTTGGTGATCTTAAATACACCATCTGACAACTGAATTCCGCCATTCTTAATGCTCCAGCCCTGCGCAGCAGCGTCTCCGGCTGTCGGCAACAGGGAGATTGTGCGTATGGATGCATCTTCAGACGGCCCCGATGGCGTGTCGCCGCCGGGCGAGGGTTTGATTTCCGGTGCCTTACCACTAATGAAGGCTAAGGTGCGACCGGCTACGTTCAGAATAGCAGTTGCCATACGATCGGGAATAATGCCACGACGCGCCCATGAGCTGAAATGCGTCGGGCGATTTGATGATACCCAGTTTTTGTTCGTTCGGGATGCCGAACCGTAATAACCAGACCCGGCAATATCAGGATCTTCTGACGGGTTGTTTGTCGGTGTATTAACTCCGCTACCATCGGTCATAAAGGGAACAAAATAAATCTGCTGGGATTCTTTACCTTTATATGCACCATATACCACTTCATATTGCGTACCGTGTTCTTGTTTCCACGCGTATGTCGTGTCGCCACAAATCCAGGGGACTGATGCCGGACTTCCACCGTGACACTGCGCCGCCAGCCCGGCAAGGTCAGCACGGAACTGCTGTACCATTGCAAGAAATGCTGCTGGCTGCTGGGCGTAACTGGCATTCGTCATATCGAATTCCCCCTGCATCCAGCATATCGCCAGCAAAACGTTTTTCGGGTTTTTCTGCAATGCTGCCTTCGTGCGGAAAAGCAGATCCTGATATAACGGCTTACCCACTCCCCAGCGAGCCGAATCCTGACTGGCTCCCGTGGACTCGCTGAATGTCCCCTCCGTGCCCTGGGTGAATGCCGAACCACCACGACAGCATGGTACCAGCAGGATCCCCGCATTATTAGGGATATACGGAAGCAGTTTTTTGGCAATATGTAAGCCCTGTCCGACACAGCCGTACTGCCCTTTGCTCAGGTCAGCCCGGGGATGGTTAATCGTACTCATATCCTGAACATCATGCAGACAATGGTCAGCAGGAATGATGTCGTTAAATACGCATACTTCACCACCGGGAGTCACTGTGTTACGACGGGCCAGTTGCTTAATGCGCGGATGGGGCGCATCGTATGAATCCGGAAGCGGAAGCCCTTCACCGTAAGCCATGGCATTGGATTGCCCGGCCAGTACGATGACGTAGTACCACTCCGGCTCAGTTGCACCACTGACGACCACATCACCTTCTGCTGCAATCGCCTGCATCAGGGTATAAGGGGTTATGGCCACCGGACTACCAAACGGCTGCCAGCCCTCCTTCAGTTTTTGTGTCAGTCGTTTCGCAAGGTCTGACGGCGATGCCGCCCTGACCACGTCATAGTGTTTAAATGCCATGAATCCTCCCGGGCGGGATAATGTTGTGAGTCAGATAAGGAGCAGGCTGAAGTCCGGAAGTTACAGGACAATGGCAGAAGGGAGACTACAGCCCGCAATTCGAAAAAGACCGCGCAGTTGCGCAGAGTGATTACTATGGGGTATTATTCGCCAGCTGAAATATTACTTCACGTTTTATTGTTTATTCCTTGCCGCCCGCGTCTCCCAGCGCGGGCTTTTTTTGTCCATAAGAAAGCCCCTCCGGAGAGGGGCTAAAGCCGCGTATCTGTATCATCATGCACATGGTGCCGGGTGCCTCCCGGTGAGTTCAGCCCGGTGCCACTAAACCCGCGTCATTCTCGTTTTGATAATCAGAGATTATACCGTCACCAGTCGCCCCTCCGCTCAGGGGGATTCACCATGCGAAATTTTTTTAACAAATGCCCAGTCTGACAGGCAACTGTCAACTTACTGAATTGTGAGCAACATAGCATTTAACGGGGAACCTGTTTTCTGCAGTAAAAAGGCCCACCGGAGCGGATGGGCCTGGAAGGATAGCGGTCATGTGATGCCGGTTTCCCGGTAACTCAGCACCGGTATCTGAGTCAACGTTTTCTCTACTGGGTCATTTCCGATACGCCCTGCCTGCTGACAGGCTTTCATCACATCTGAAAATATAGCACCCTGACTGATACTGTAGTACCTAAGGTTCCAGAAACTGTGATGTATCCGGCACAGAAAAGCCCCTCCGGAGAGGGGCTGGAGAGTGGCGCTATGTGCCATTGCATGGTGCCGGGTGCCTCCCGGTGAATTCAGTACCAGCACCTGAATCCGCGATTATCCCATATACCTACTCGCTGATTGCCCCTCCGCACAGGGGGATTCACCATGCCAGTTTCTTTTAACAAACTCCCCGCAAACCAGACAACAGTCAACCGCCTGAATTGTGAGACATTTAAAAAAAGCCCGCAAAAGCGAGCCAGGGAAAATAAGTGTGGCGCGTTGTACTGGATTCGAACCAGTGACCGATTGCTTAGAAGGCAATTGCTCTGTCCGGCTGAGCTAACAACGCAGGATACAGATAATGGACCGCCTTCGGGGACCCGAACTCCGCGCAACCAGCTTCGAAAGCTGGCGCTCTTTCCTGATGAGCTAATGGCGGTATGTGATGGTGGCCCTTGCTGGATTTGAACCAGCGACCTGGCGATTATGAGTCGCTCGCTCTCACCACTGAGCTAAAGGGCCGGGAGCAGAATAATAATGGTGCGTAATTAATTCTGCAATCTCATCCGTTTCAAACGATTAAATCCTGAACTTCCCTGACTGTCTGCTCAAAACGTCCGGTCTCCAGTTCAACGCCAATCGCACGACGCCCAAGCGCCAGTGCCGCTTTTACCGTTGAACCTGAGCCCATAAAAAAATCTGCAACCAGGTCACCCGGACGACTGCTTGCGCTGATTATCTGCTGCAGCATTTCTGCCGGTTTTTCGCACGGATGTTTCCCGGGATAGAACTGCACCGGTTTATGTGTCCACACATCCGTGTACGGCACCTGCGCCGTCACACCAAAATACCGCCGCAGATGCTTATATTCACTCTGCAGCTCCACATACTGCCGGTTCAGTGACGTATACGTATCCACCAGCTGGTGGTGGGGCTTTTCCAGTTCACCGCGCTGATGTTTCTCTTCTGCCACCCGGGCAAACAGCGACTGTAATTTCAGATAATCGCTTTCGTTCGGTAGCTGCCACTGACTGGCACTGAACCAGTGCGACACCATGTTTTTCTTTCCTGTGGCATCTGCAATCTGTTTTGCCGTTATCCCCAGGGCAGCGCGCGCATCACGAAAGTAAGAAATCAGCGGGGCCATCACATGCTGTTTCAGTGCACTGCCCTTCGCCGCATACCCGGCATCTTTCGGACGATACGGCCCCTGATAATGTTCCGCGAACAGAATGCGCTCTGTGGCGGGGAAATACGCCCGCAGGCTTTCCTTGTTGCATCCGTTCCAGCGTCCGGACGGCTTCGCCCAGATAATATGGTTCAGCACACTGAAGCGTTCACGCATCATGATTTCGATATCAGATGCCAGGCGATGACCACAGAACAGGTAAAGACTTCCGACAGGTTTCAGCACCCGCCAGAACTGCGCCAGACACTGGTCCAGCCACTTCAGGTAATCATCGTCGCCCTTCCACTGGTTATCCCAGCCCTCAGGCTTCACTTTAAAGTACGGCGGGTCCGTGACTATCAGGTCAACAGAATTTTCGGGTAACGACCGGATAAATTCCAGGCAGTCGGCGTTGATTAACTCACAACTGGATATTTTTACAGTATTAAGCATGGATCATTAAGCCTGTCTCTGATAGGCTCATTCTGCTTTTGCGCAAAGCAGTGGGCCTGAGGTTTGCTTGTGAACCCAACGCATGAGCAGATGGCTGGTGGGTGCCCCTAACACCCACCAGCCGCCCATTTACCACAAATAAAAAAGCCTTCAGGACTGAAGGCGTCTGTAACAACCGAACTGATAGTCTGCCAGACCCGCCATAACCAGCTGGGTCAGTATTAACTGGCAGCGTTCGCGTGAAAGGTAAGTATTCTGCGCTATCTCCCCGACTGTCGCCGGTTCGGTAACGCTTAATTCATTAAACACCACTCTGGCGGTTTCTGTCATATCCTGCTGTTTTAGCATGTCTTTTTCCTTTTTCCGGTTAACGTGACATACCAATAACTCTTGTCGAAAAAGCCAGCAAGCTGAAAGACCCGTATTCGCAACCACCAGCGTGTTTACTGTACTGACGCGATTTTGGGCATAAAAAAAAACCGCCTGACGGCAGTTTTTTTTCTTACTTTGCCATCGCGTACAAAATCGGCAAAATATCAGATTTATACGAAACGTACGCTATTTAATTGACTTTTGCAATATCTCGTCGTGAAAAAGTCGCTTTTTGTTGCGCTCTTATTTTCACGGTGCAAATCACAGATTCTCTATCGAGACTCTTAAAAATATCGCACATCTCACGCCAGTAGTTCGCATAATTATGGCTCCAGTTATCAGGCTTAACTCCACACAGTCTGGCAAGCTCCTGTCTCTGGTAGACCTCACACCCGGTAATCCATCCTCTGACATCCTGTGCCGCCAGCCAGATCAACTTCTTCACGCGCTCCTGCGTTTTCCCTGCAATTTTTCTGGTGCCGTACCGGGTTTTAAATTCATTCCACACCCACTGCGTTATCGCGATCTGATATTCCCAACAAATACTCCCGCTGTAACACCACAACAACCAGGCTTTATGATGTTCTTCAAGAGACAGAACAGCCCGCCGCCACGATGATGTCGAAAACTCAACCGGACTGACGAGAGGAATTGACACCCCCTTCGCCAGCGATTGCTTTCCCGGGATTGGTGGATTATCCCGCGTTATCATTTTTCCAGTCACTTCATCGCGGTACCGGATTTTTTTACGCCTGTAACGCCCTGTATCAAACATGGCATTCTCCTGCCAGGCCTCAAGCTGCCCTTTTGTTGATCCACTCAAATCGGCGGTGGCAATCATGAGTTGCTCACGAACAAACTGTAAATACTGGTTATTCATGCGTACTCCAGTTCTGTGATTTTTATCCCCAACCGCCCACCAGGAACAAGCTGACCGCGCACAATATTAATTTCATCAAACTGCTCGTCGTCTATGAGCAGCCCCGCATGCGTCAGTACATCCAGTGGTGCCTTCAGGATATTGTCCAGGTCACGACGGCGCTTATCCGGTGGCTCTGCAATAATTTCTATTGCCGGCCTTCCGGACAGGTTTAATTTCAGTTGCTGCTGGCGAACAATAAGCGCCACATCACGGCGATAACGCTCACCGACTTTTGATACAAAATATGTGCTGCCACGACGTCGCCAGTAAGTGTTCACCGTTGGCGGGTAAGGCAAAACAAATTCTATGCGTTCAGTCATTTATGCTTTCCACTTCAGAACACCCGAATTTCTCGCGTGCATTAAAAAACGAATCAGCAACAACAGCTGGCTGCCGTGTTTTTCTTCAAAATCTTTTACCCCGGCGTGTAGTTCGCTATGGCATTTACGGCACAGCGGAATAACAAACAAATCATCAGCCTTTGTTCCCATCCCTCCCAGTCCATGACCAATGATGTGATGCGGATCATCTGCCTGATTGCCACACGTCATGCATTTCTGCGTTTTTACCCAACGCGTGTATACAGGCATCTCTTCCCGTTGTGATTTCTGGCGCTGGAGATACTGAGCCGGTGACTCCGGATCAACGGCAATGCTGACCACCGTCTTTTCCTGTGGCGGGTTTTGCTGGTGGGCGTGAGGCAGCGGCGCAAGATTTTTTGTGCGCTGCTTCAGTATGCTGGTGGCGGTCTGCTCTCCCGGTACGATGTCGCTTTCACGGTACATTGAGCGGATTTTTTCCGCACGCAACCCCAGCGAACGACGTAATACCGCTTCCGGTAGCGCGTCCGCCACCTGATTGCGGACCGCCCACCAGGATAATTCAGCCAGCGATAATTCCCGTTCCTGCGAGCCATTCATTGCATGGCGTATGACGTCAATCATCCATGCAGACAGGTTTTGGTGAGCAAGTTGCCCGAGTGATTCGGAGGTCTGGTCGCGCAGCTGGTTGTCGCAGTGCCAGCACAACACCATTGCGCCGGTACCATAACGGTGAATGACGGTTTCACTGTGGTGATAATCGCCGTGTGGCCACTGGCAGGATTTAACATGGCGCAGTAACCAGTCAGACAATGCGCCAGCGCCACCAGCAGCACGAATCACTCGTTCGTCGCTGAAAAATGGCAGTAATGATTTATCCTCCGCCAGCGGCTGGCGAACGGCAGGAACGACCCCGGACGGCAGATTACGCATGCTTTTCGGTTCCGGCTCCACCAGTACCCGGGTATTGTGGAATACCGGCATGGATTCACGGCCCGGCTTAACGATCACCAGCCCGAGTTCCGGTACCAGAACAGGTCGAAGTAATACCCGCACGTTACCTCCAGATGCGTTGCTGGAATGTGCGGGACGGACGCGGTGGGCGTTCAGAGTAAGGAAGCCTGACGGAGATTATCCAGTGACGATAATCGAGGCTGAGGGCTTTCTTAATCTCGTATCCGCGTCTGCGGTAGTTATGAATTAGCCATTCGGCCTGTTCTTCAGTACATGGTGGGTGTTGGTACCAGTCGGTTTTAAATGCGTGTGAACGCCGCCCATGCCGGATGGCAAGGTCGGTATCAGAATTGTGAAATTTGGTTTTGTGCGCCATCTGTTTTCTCTGCTGGCGCAGCAGGTGTCAGGTGTTCAGGCTGACGTGCGAATTGTAAACCAGAATGCCAGAAAAAAACAAAACCCGCCGAAGCGGGTTAAGTGCGGGTGCGTTGAGGATGCCTGACACATCAGAGGTGGCGAGGGATTTCTCCCCCGCCAGGTCTCTTACTCCTCAGGTTCGTAAGCTGTGAAGACAGCGACCTCCGTCTGGCCGGTTCGGAGTCGTACCTCGCAGAGGTCTTTCCTCGTTACCAGTGCCGTCACTATGACGGTTAAACAGATGACGATCAGGGCGATTAACATCGCCTTTTGCTGCTTCATAGCCTGCTTCCCCTTGCCTTTCGGCACGTAAGAGGCTAACCTACATTTGTGAGACATAGATTGGGCCTCAGATTAATGTTAAGCGTCTTGCAGGACGCGAAATGTTAACTGGGGCTTTTCTCTATCTGCCTTTCAGTGTTCATGCCTGAGACAGATAGCCTCAAGCACCCGCAGCCATTCTACTTAACTCACGTCACCTCGCCAATATGAAATCAATCAGAAAGGTGATCCATAAAATCACTCCTTCTCTTCTTTTCCGTAGTGGAGTTGGCCAATTTTGATAAGAGGGCGTCCCTGAGATTTGCGGTGTAGATTGGTATCGCGCAGAGAATACACACAGCCACAATATTCCTGCTGATAGAATTTTTCGCGCTTGCTGATTTCAATCATACGGGACGAGCCGCCCTGCTTGCGCCAGTTATAATCCCAGTACACCATACCCGGATAATGCGCAACAGCTCGCCGCCCACACTCGTTAACCTGCTGCATATTTTTCCAGCGTGAAATGCCCAGTGAACTGCTGATCACACTGAAACCATTTTCAGCAGCGTACAACGCTGTCCGCTCAAAACGCATGTCAAAACACATGGTACAACGGATCCCCCTCTCAGGCTCCCATTCCATTCCTTTGGCACGTTCAAACCAGTTGTCGGTGTCGTAATCAGCATCGATAAACGGCACGCCGTGTTGTTCAGCAAAGCGAATATTTTCATCCTTACGAATTAAATACTCTTTCTGAGGATGAATGTTCGGGTTGTAGAAAAAGATGGTGTAGTCGATTCCCGAGGCCTGAAGCGCCTCCATCACTTCACCGGAACATGGAGCACAGCAAGAGTGCAGTAGTAGTTTGTTTGCCCCGTTTGGGAGCTCCAATTTAGGCCGTTTGAAATCAGCAATAGTCATAAATATTTTTATTGGGGTCATGAAAATAGCACAGAGTGTAGCATCAGAGCAGGTCTATCGGGAATATATGTCTAAATCTGGTAATATCTGGTTTTGACGCAAAGCGGACAACCACGCTGGCTCTACCCTGCGCCATGAAAATGTCAATTCACATCTGAACTAATGCTCTTTAATCTAGTAACGTCTAAAATACCTAACATTTCCTTGATAAAATGCCAGTACACGCTGCATAGCTTCGCTCTTCCGGCACTCGCGACAGATTATATTCAGGCGCCTGTCGTAGCGGCGTATTTCGCCGTCTGGTAACGACCAGATAAGGTCCGGATCAACCACTGCAGGTTTCTTCACCTTTGCCCTTGAGAGTTTTTTGCGAGCATTTTGCCAGTCCTTACGCGCCTGTTCAGACGGGAATAACCCGTAACCAGAGTTGTATACATCGCCACTGGCAACCAGCTCTCTGGCGAGAACACTCATCAGATATCTTGTCGCACCTGTCCTGGCTTCCAGTTGCCGCAACGTCTCGCGACCGCTCAGACGTACAAGTTCAACAACCTGCCCTTTAATTTTTTCCCGCTCTTCTTGTGTAAATACTTTTGCCATAAGCGCCTCCGGCAATCACTTTTCCGATACAACACGGCGGGAAGAATCAGTAATCTGTCGAACAATATCCCGGTGCTTGTTCAGCTCCCGCAGCGCGGCGCAGACTCGCTCCCACTTCTGAACATCACTTTTCGCCCTGCGCAGCGCCAGGTTTGCCCTGCGAAGGGACGGAAAAATCAGCTCATCTGCTTGCGTTTCGGTAAACGATGGCAACGGCTGCACAATGTCCGCCACAGTTTCTGTTTTAATTTCTTCCTGTGTTGCGGCTTCCCGGACTGGTAACGCAGCACCTGCTGGCTGAGGAAAGGCCTTACCATCACTTTCCGTTACCAGCGCGGCTTTCGACTCTGCTGGTAAATTATCGCCCGGCATGCAGTAACGAAATTTACCGTTCTGATTAACGCGTGCCAGCCGCCCCGTTGCGGTTACCACCGCCAGCGTGGAAGCAACCTTGCGAGTACTGACACCGAACTTACCCGCCAGTTCCTCACACGTTTTAGCCCCATCCTGACCGATAAACTCAATCATCATGTCTGCGGTAACTTTTTGTTCGACCTCCCCGGTCAGCATATCCTGTGCTTCAGATTTTACTGGCCGCTCTTCGGTTACCCGGGATTCACCTTCGCCAGCCAGAAACCAGGTGTGACCAGTTTTATCAACGACGCCTTTTCTTTTGAGTTCCCACAGCTCGTTGACAGCCTCTTCACGACTGATTCCAAGGCGAGCTGCCACCACATGTGAAGAGGCTTTTTTCAGTGCTTTCAGTGCGTCAGATACGGTTTCCATTAAAATTTCCTCCGGACAAAATTACTTCACAACCCTCATATTGCTGACATTTGGACGCCAGCTATCCCAGTTAAACGTCACCCATCGACCACCGTTCATGGTCATGCGGTCCATAATCCTCTCACCAAGAAGCGTACTCATTGCGGCATGATTCAGGTTTGTTAACATCCCGACACTGCACAGTGATGCTGTCCGGCGATCAATTATCTGGTGCAATACCACCTGCTCGTTTTTCGTCTCCCGCTGAACGCCTATTTCATCCAGGACCAGCAAATCAACCCCGCAAAGCTCCTGTAAAAATTTTTCCCCGGATTTGCCGTTGTCGTAGCTGTCATGCAACACGCTCATGACGTCAGACACGGTGACGATAATCACGCTGCGCCCCTTCACCATCAGCCGGTTGCCCATCGCCGCTGCAAGGTGATTTTTCCCGGTGCCGGTTTTACCGCTGAACACAAAATTCGTGCACCCGGTCATCAGTTCGTCAGCTATGGATTTGGCCTGGCTCAGCGCGTATTTTTGCCCGTCGTTCTGCACCTGATAATTTGCAAACGAGCATTTGCTGTGCAGAGGCTGGATGCCCGAACGATTCAGGATTTTTTCCACCCGCAACTGGCGATTCTGGCGGTTAATCTCCTCGCTGCGTTTTCGTCCTTCAGCAAGTTGCCATTCCCGCCACTCCTCCACCGTCCGGTACGGTGGAACCGACCCCTGTGGTGCAAGTCTGCGAATACGTTCAAGAACCCCAACTGCCGCAATGTTTTTCATGACACGTCACCCCCTGAATCCCGGCGGTATTTCAGTGTCCGGTTCAGAAATGTGATTCACGCAACGCTGCGCAGGCGAACGCCCCAGGCGGATAACCAGTTCATCCCATTTTTCCCGGAGTTTTGCCGGACTCATGATGTTTTTTACCCAGAACGAATCCCGCTGGAGACGCCCAAACATTTCACAAATTTGTCTGTGAGTTCTGCCATCCAGCATCCGCATTGTGCGAACGTCATTGGCCCATGCTGTCCAGTTGGGTTCTTTCGGTCTAGTGATCTCGCCATCATAGCTGGCCGCCTGCTCGTAAAGACTCACGATTCGTCCCCAGATCCACTGTGCGCACACCAAATCTTCCTGACTTCCCCACTGGCGTTTTTTCGCACTGAACACAACCGCGTCAGGGTGTCGGGTTAAAAAATCCTGTTCAGCCGTCTGCGGGTCCGGTTGCGAAGCGTCCGGACAAGAAGATCTTTTATCTGACGGATCAGGTTTTAATACTGACGGATCGGGGTCAATCATCGCCCCCCTAATCGGCAGTTTTTTATCAACAGTTGATCCATCAAAATTTGACGGGTCAACCGTTGAGGGGTCAATATTTGACGGGTCAACTGTTAACGGGTCATTTTTTGCCGGGCTAATTTTTCTTTTCGGTTTATATGACTCACGCGCCGCCGCCGCAGCTGCTTCGAGTTTTTCCACATTAAGCCGATAGATATTGCTTACATTACGCCCACCGACCTTACGCTCTTCCTTCGTCAGCCAGCCCTCTTTCGCCAGTTCTGCAATAGCCGATTTCACTGTGGATTCACTTCTTGCACCGATCTGACGCCGGATAGTTTCAATGGCAGGCCATGACACGCCCTCGTCATTGCTGTAGTCTGCAAGACGGGCCATAACCGCCACCCTGGATAAGATCATGCCGGTGAAGGCGCACCCTTCCCAGACAAGACCATGAAGCTTGCTGCTCATAAAACCCCCGAACACCGTGCTTTTAGTGCATCACCACAGCATTCCCTGCCGGGCCGCCGCGATTCATCTGGTCATACAAAACAACCGCTGACGCAACAAAATCATCGACATCCTTCACCAGCCGATCCCTCCGTTCGACGATCTCACGGTAATATTCAGAACTGTGGCTGCGCATACGGGCCACCAGCAAAGGCGGCATCGCCTTTTCGATCGCCGGTAACAGAGCCTGCATTTTTTCAACAGCATCAGGGGGGGCTTTCTCTACCCAGCGGAAAATTTTCTGGGTATTGCGAGCCAGGGCTTCCGGATGGCTGTCGTCATACAGTTCCGGGAACGTCATACCCAACTCAAAATAAGCCTGGGTTATTCCAGCTGCTGGAACTTTTTCGCCATCAGGACGCGCCCAGGCATTCATCGCCATGCGGATGTGTTCATGCTTGATTTTCATGAATCAAGCTCCTAGAAAGTGGTTGTGTTAACGTTTTGGTATCTTCCAGCTCGGGCCAAATATTCATCCAATCAAAAGGCCTTAGTTGCTGACGTGTAACTTCACCATTACTGGCTCGCTCAATAAGGACACATAACGATGCCCCTAACACTTGACCTTTACTCAATGCCTTTCTTAGATAACCGATGCTGGTACCACACTCGCATGCAAACATACGCTGTTCATCTGACGAAAGAGAATTGAGAAATATTCTTAATTCTTCCATAGCTACTCCTTAGTAAACACAGCAAAGAATACCCACAGGTAAACAAAAGTCAATACCCACAGGTTGTTTACCTTGCGGTAATCGCATCTATTATTTACCTATGGACAAATATGAATTTAGACGACAGCAACTCATCAAAATTCGTGATGAGAAATGCGATGGTAAAGCGGTTAACGTGGCCAGAAAGATCGGGCGCGAGCCTTCTTATGTATCAAGAATGTTGTACCCAGAGGGGAAAAAGGGAAAAAAACGGATCGCTGATGATATGGTGGAGATTATCGAAGAGTCCTTTGGGTTACCCCGGGGATGGATGGATGGTATCGTTTCATCATCAACGAACACAGCCTCCAGTTATGAAACAAGGGTTCTAACGCCACGACAACGTATTTTTTTAGATCTCTTAGACGAACTGCCAGAAAGTGAAGCGGATAAATTATTAAAAACTCTTGAAGAGAAAAAACAGTATTACAATATGATCTACGAAGAAATCCGTAAAAAGAAAGCACAAAACGCATCATAGCTCACCAAACAACTAGTCACCAGTTAAGACACCGCAAAATTTACCCATGGGTATTTACTTTTTAAATACCTATGGGTATCCTTCTTTTCATACCAACCCACCCCGCCCCACAGAATGCAGGGCAATACTTCGAGTTACCAGGCAGTGGTCAGGGGTTAAGTAGCCAGCCCGAGGCGTAAGAACATGACGGCAGGGTTCAACTTTAATAACTATGCAGCAGGTTTTTGTTCCGCTACCCCGGCGTTAAGGGGAAATGAGGTCAGCATGGATACTATCGATCTTGGCAACAGCGAATCTCTGGTATGTGGCGTGTTCCCCAACCAGGACGGTACGTTCACCGCGATGACGTATACCAGAAGCAAAACGTTTAAAACTGAAGCTGGCGCGCGTCGCTGGTTAACCAGAAACACTGACTGATGAGGTTGACGATGGAATTTAAAGATTTACCAGTACCATTCCAGGAAATGGCATCGAATGTGGTTCGCTCTCAACTGGCGACTCTTGACCTGAGTACCGTAGAAAAGGAAACCATCGATACTATATCCGGTAACGTGCGTCGTGCCTTTATAGGTCTGTATGAAGAGAAGCGCCTATTCGGCGGACAGAATTCGCCTGAAAACAAGAATCAAGCAAATGATGAGAAGCTGAAACACATTATCGCCTTACTTTTGGAAGACGCAAAACGTCTACAGCAACTGGAACCAAATGCAGGCACAGAGGCCCGCATTTGGATTGCCATGAAATCACTCAAATGTGAAAGCAGTGATTATTTCAAAACAACAATTAAAACTACTCAACTTTCGGGAGAGCTACTGAAGAAATTGCCATAAGAGCATGGTCTTTCTCTTGTTCTGCAAGATGAGCATTAATACCTGGTATGGTTTTTTCAAATTTATCTATCTGTTGAATAACAACTTCGCGGTATACGTTTGTTTTTGTACCACCAAGCGCAGCCGTTAATGCAGAAAGCATATTTAGTATCATATCAGTGCGATATGAAAGAATCCTGATAGCTTCATCTTGTTCTTCAATAATAGATTGCAGGGCCTCAATTTGCTTTTTATCCATTTCACCCTCCTGAGGGTTGGTAATTAAGGAGTTCTCCACGGGTCAGGTGGAGTGCGTGCGCCGGACACGGGTGAGCATCCGGCACTGACAGCTTACTGAAAGGATATGTCCCTGAAAAGTCAGGGCATAACGCGAAAGCGCACGGCGAAATTGGTCTCTCTGTACGGTGTCGTTAAATTTAGTTCGACCGTGCGCTTCCGGTTGTGGCACTCCGCGAAATGGCGCGGCGGTAAGTATGGCTGGGGTTTCCTCCATTGCTCCAGAAAATGCACCGGGTTGTCAGGTTGACCATACGCTTAAGTGACAACCCCGCTACAACGCCCTCTGTTATCAATTTTCTGGTGACATTTGGCGGTATCAGTTTTACTCCGTGACTGCTCTGCCGCCCTTTTTAAAGTGAATTTTGTGATGCGGTGAATGCGGCTATGCGCACGCGGAACAGTTAAAGCAGTAAGGCGGTATTTTACGGGCGTAACGAGCATCAACTAACCCGGCGTTAATTGTTAACTGGTTAACGTCACCTGGAGGCACCAGGCACTGCATCACAAAATTCATTGTTGAGGACGCGATAATGGAAACGTTATTACCAAACGTTAATACGTCTGAAGGTTGTTTTGATATTGGTGTTCTGCTCAGTAACCGGGAGTTTACTGAAGATGCCATTAATATGAGGAAATATGAGCCTTATCTGCTCAATGATAATTCCATACTTTCCCGAATTGCTCTTCTTGAACTTGGTATTTTCGGAGAACGTCAATGACTTCAGCATTTGCACTGATGATGACGGTTTTTCTTATAACGGGTGAATCACAGAATGTGATTACCGGAATTTATGCAAGTAAAGAATCCTGCCTCCAGGCAAGAGACGAGCAAAAAATTTCTGGTGAATGCCTCCCGCTAAAAAAAGTATCGCTGTACCTGAATAACGAAACACCGGCTGGATAACCCTCCAGCCATATTAACACCATACCAACGGATTAAAAATGCCAGCAATGGCAGGGATTCGTTCACCCTGAAATCTGTAATGAGGTTAAAACAAAATGAGTAAGGTCTTTATTTGCGCTGCTATTCCTGATGAACAGGCCATAAAAGAAGATAGCGCTGTTGCGGTGGCCACTGCCATTGAAGCTGGTGATGAGCGTCGCGCACGCGCAAAATTTCATTGGCAATTTCTGGAGCAATTCCCTGCAGCTCAGGACTGCGCTTATAAATTTATTGTCTGTGAGGATAAACCCGGCATACCCCGCCCTGCCCTCGATTCCTGGGATGCTGAATATATGCAGGAAAACCGCTGGGATGAGGAGTCTGCTTCCTTTGTCCCGGTTGAGACTGAATCCGATCCGATGAACGTCACTTTTGACAAGCTGGCCCCTGAAGTACAGAACGCTGTCATGGTTAAGTTCGACACATGTGAAAACATCACCGTTGATATGGTTATTAGCGCACAGGAATTGTTGCAGGAAGACATGGCAACATTCGACGGACATATCGTTGAAGCGTTGATGAAAATGCCAGAAGTTAACGCCATGTATCCGGAGCTTAAGCTGCATGCCATCGGGTGGGTTAAGCATAAATGTAAGCCTGGTGCCAAATGGCCCGAAATTCAGGCAGAGATGCGCATCTGGAAAAAACGTCGCGAAGGTGAACGTAAGGAAACCGGAAAATACACGTCTGTTATTGATCTCGCCCGCGCCAGAACCAATCAACAGCACAGTGAAAATTCAACAGGAAAAATCAGCCCGGTCATTGCTGCCATTCATCGCGAATACAAGCAGACATGGAAAACACTGGATGACGAACTGGCCTACGCTCTCTGGCCTGGTGATGTGGATGCCGGAAACATTGACGGCAGCATCCATCGCTGGGCAAAAAATGAAGTTATCGACAACGACCGCGAAGACTGGAAGCGTATCTCGGCATCAATGCGCAAACAGCCTGATGCCCTTCGCTACGACCGCCAAACTATTTTTGGCCTTGTCCGTGAGCGTCCGATCGACATTCACAAAGATCCCATAGCACTGAACAAATATATCTGCGAATACCTGACGACAAAGGGCGTGTTTGAGAATGAAGAAACAGACCTGGGCACTGTTGATGTTCTCCAGTCATCAGAAACACAAACTGATGCAGTGGAAACTGAGGTATCTGATATCCCAAAAAATGAAACCGCGCCGGAAGCTGAACCATCTGTAGAGCGTGAGGGGCCGTTCTATTTCCTCTTCGCAGATAAGGACGGAGAAAAATGCGGTCGCGCAAACAAACTTTCTGGTCTGGATAAGGCACTGGCTGCTGGCGCCACTGAAATCACAAAAGAAGAATATTTTGCCCGAAAAAATGGCACATACACGGGCTTACCGCAAAATGTAGATACCGCTGAAGATTCAGAACAACCAGAGCCGATAAAAGTTACCGCTGACGAAGTAAACAAAATTATGCAGGCAGCCAATATCAGCCAGCCTGACGCCGATAAGTTGCTTGCTGCATCACGTGGTGAATTTGTTGAAGGGATTAGTGACCCGAATGATCCGAAATGGGTTAAGGGGATCCAGACCCGCGATTCTGTGAACCAGAACCAGCATGAATCGGAACGGAACTACCAAAAAGCGGAACAAAACAGCCCAAATGCGTTACAAAACGAGCCAGAAACGAAACAGCCTGAACCAGTGGCGCAACAGGAAGTGGAAAAAGTCTGCACCGCCTGCGGTCAGACCGGCGGCGGCAACTGCCCTGATTGTGGCGCGGTGATGGGCGACGCAACATACCAGGAAACATTCGATGAAGAGTATCAGGTTGAAGTTCAGGAAGATGATCCGGAGGAAATGGAAGGCGCTGAACATCCACACAAGGAGAACACTGGCGGCAATCAGCATCACGATAGCGATAATGAAACTGGCGAGACGGCAGATCGCTCAATTAAGGTGAACGGTCATCACGAAATCACATCCACCAGCAGGACGTGTGACCATCTAATGATCGACCTTGAAACCATGGGAAAAAATCCTGATGCCCCGATCATCTCAATAGGTGCAATATTTTTCGATCCGCAAACCGGAGATATGGGACCGGAATTTAGTAAGACTATCGATCTGGAAACTGCTGGCGGAGTCATTGATCGGGACACCATTAAATGGTGGCTTAAGCAATCACGCGAAGCGCAATCTGCCATTATGACCGATGAAATCCCGTTAGATGATGCACTGTTACAATTGCGGGAATTTATCGACGAAAACTCCGGTGAATTTTTTGTTCAGGTTTGGGGAAATGGAGCCAACTTCGACAACACGATTTTGCGCCGTTCATACGAACGGCAGGGGATCCCCTGCCCGTGGCGTTACTACAACGATCGCGATGTACGCACAATCGTTGAGCTGGGGAAAGCCATAGACTTCGATGCCAGAACGGCTATTCCATTCGAAGGTGAGCGCCATAATGCACTTGATGACGCCCGTTACCAGGCAAAATACGTTTCAGTTATCTGGCAAAAACTGATCCCGAGTCAGGCTGATTTTTAATGTTCAACCCCGGTCGTTGCCCACCAGCTATAGTGGCGGCGACCATGATTAGCGAACGACGCCCATGGCAAGACTTATTCTGCTCACTGAGTGGGCAAAAGAGGAATTCAGTGAACCGGTCCCTACTCCGAGTACGTTAAGTAAATACGCTAAAGCCGGAATGATATTTCCTCTCCCCAAAAAAGTTGGAAGACGCTGGCGAGTGGATCCGCAAGCTCGCTTTGTCGGAATGGTAAACAAGCCGGAGGTGATCGCCACAGATCACCCTGCTTTGAAGAGGATACTGGAAGATGGCGCGCCCGCGAAAATATAAAACCGATGTTCCGGGATTATCTCCGTATTTTGACAAAAGAAATAACAAAGTTTACTGGCGTTACAGGCATCCCATAACAGGCAAAAATCACGGTCTCGGCAGTATTGACCAGAAACTGGCAGAAACTATTGCAGCAGAAGCGAACAGCCGTCTTGCCCGGCAGCAAATGGAACAAATGCTCAGTCTGCAGGAGAAAATTATTAGTGATACCGGCGGTTCATCAACCGTTACCATTTTTCTGAATAATTACAGAAAAATTCAACAGGAAAGATATGAAAACGGCGAGATCAAACTCAACACGCTGAAACAGAAAGCAGCTCCTCTCAGGGTATTTGATGAACGTTTTGGCACCAGACCGTTAGATGCCATAACCGTAAAAGATGTGGTATCAGTACTGGAAGAGTACAAGGCCAGAGGACATAACAGAATGGGACAAATTTTCAGGAAAGTACTGATCGATGTTTTCCGGGAAGCTCAGCAAACGGGCGATGTCCCGCCAGGCTTTAACCCTGCAGAATCGGCAAAAAAACCGCAGGTGCGGATATCAAGACAGCGACTGACTTTTGATGAGTGGATGATGATTTATAACGCAGCGGAAAAGGATGGTTACTTTTTACAGCGCGGTATGCTGCTGGCACTGATGACAGGCCAGCGCCTTTCAGATATTTGCAAAATGCAATTTTCGGATATCCGGGATGGTTATCTTCATGTCGAACAGCAAAAAACAGGAACCCGGATTGCCATCCCTCTGGCTCTGCGTTGCGATAAATTAAATCTCACCCTGGATGATGTGGTGTCATCCTGCCGCGATTGCGTTCTTAGTCCGTGGCTATTGCACCACCATCACGCGAAAGGGACAGCTAAGCGCGGCGGGATGGTTAAGCCAGCAACATTAACCGTTGCATTTAAAAAAGCCCGGGATTCTGTGGATTACAACTGGCGTGCTAATGGCACCCCTCCCTCTTTCCATGAGCAGAGATCTTTATCAGAGCGATTGTTCAGAGAGCAGGGGGTTGATACCAAAATTTTGCTAGGCCATTCGAATCAAAAAATGACCGATATTTACAACGACGCACGCGGTAAGGAATGGAAAAAACTGGTCATTTGA